GACTCTGCGATAGAGGATATTTTATGCGAAGCTATAGTTGCAGATCAAAATGATTCACCAATACAAATTGATTTAGAAAATTTAAAAGCTGGAGATAGAGTAAAACAAATTATTCGTGATGAGTTTCAGTATATCAAAGAAATGCTGGACTTTGATAAAAAAGCACATGAAATATTTCGTAACTGGTATGTGGATGGAAGAATATACTATCATAAAGTCATAGATTTAGAAAAACCAGAGGAAGGAATTAAGGAACTTAGATATATTGACGCACTTAAAATTAAATATGTAAGAGAACAGAAGAAAAAAGGTGGTGCAAACGCAATACAATATACACCAGGCAATAATCCAGGCGCTAATAATGACCCAATGAGTGCAGACTTTGAAGGTCTATCAGAATATTTCATATACACTCCACACTCATATCAGAAAAACCAATATGGTTCTGTTGCTGTAACAGGTCAACAGAAAGATGCAGTCAAGTTTGCTAAAGATGCCGTTGCATATTGCACATCTGGTTTAGTAGATCGTAATAAACAAACTGTTCTTTCATATCTACAAAAAGCAATTAAGTCACTTAATCAACTTAGAATGATTGAAGATAGTCTCGTAATATACAGATTATCAAGAGCTCCAGAAAGAAGAATATTCTATATTGATGTTGGTAATTTACCAAAGGCAAAGGCAGAACAATATCTTCGTGAAGTTATGGCTAGGTATCGTAATAAATTAACTTACGATGCAAATACTGGTGAGATTCGTGATGATAAAAAATATATGTCAATGATGGAAGATTTTTGGCTCCCTCGTCGTGAAGGTGGTCGTGGAACTGAAATATCCACATTGCCTGGCGGACAAAACTTAGGTGAACTCACTGACGTTGAATATTTTCAAAAGAAACTTTTCCGTTCTTTAAATGTTCCAGAATCTCGTTTAGCTGATAATAGTGGATTTAGTTTAGGACGATCATCTGAAATATTGAGAGACGAACTTAAATTTACTAAGTTTGTTGGTAGAATGAGAAAGAGATTTAGTAATCTTTTTCACGATATACTTAAAACTCAACTAATTCTTAAAAATGTTATAACTCCAGAGGAATGGGAATACATGAGTGATCATATTCAATATGATTTCTTATATGATAATCATTTTGCTGAATTAAAAGAAGCAGAACTAATGCAAGAAAGACTTGGACTTTTAGCAACTGCTGATCCTTATATTGGAAAATATTATTCTGTTGATTATATTCGTCGTAAAATTCTACGACAGACTGATGAAGAAGTAGTTGAACAAGATAAACTTATTAAGGCAGAAAAAGAAGCTGGTATCATTTTACCTACTGAACAGGAAATGATGTTAGCAGCACAACTTGAATCAGCAGCTAGTAAAAATCTTGGAAAACCGCCAAGTGAACCTGATATTGATGATACAGGTGTAGAAGCTCCAGAATCGCCAGGAGTTCCCAAAGGTGGCGAGATATAAATAAAACATAGGTATAGGATTTTTATCTCATGGATGAATTAATGAACTTGATGATTGCGGATGAATCTCCATCTGAAATTAGTGATTCAATAAAAACTCAATTAATGCAGAAGGCTACCGCAAGAATAGATGCTCTTAAGCCTGCGGTTACAAATGCAATGATGGGTTATGAACTTGAATCTGAAGAAGATGTAGAACCAGATGCAGAAACAGTTGGTGAACTTGATAATGCTGAAGAAACCGAAGAGGAAGAGTAAATGGCACATCAACCTGTAGGCGCTGGTTTTAGTTTTGCAACGAATCAAACAAGTGCTTCACAAACTTTTACAGTACAATCAGACACACTTAGAGTTGTTGCTAAAAATGCTGGTCAACATGTAGCGATTGGAACTACTGGGCCTGCAACTACAACTGATTATTATGTCCCTGCAAATAGTTCTGCAACTTTAAATTTAGGTAGAGTTAGTTCTATCGGAATCGCTGGAATTACAAAGGGAGCTGCAACAGTCATTACACTCCCAGAGGGAATGGGTAATCCATTCAAAGTTAATGATGTGGTCGTAATATCTGGTGTCACAGGTGTAACTGGATTCAATACGACAGCAAAAATTGTTTCAGTACAAGAAGCTAGAACGATTGGATATGCACAATTTGGTGCAAAATTGACAATTGATCATGACAGTCAAGTTCTTAACTCCGATAACGCAGTTGTAACTGCTGCATCGGCAAGAAGACAATTGACTGTTTCAGCGGTAACTGACCATACAACAGCTGGTCAATTATTTGCACAACAGGTTCAAATCTCAGGAGCACAATAATGAAACTAATTACAGAAGAAATAGAACAGGTTGAAGTTATTGTTGAGAATCGCAACGGTAAGAAGAATCTGTTTATTGAGGGTGTATTCCTTCAAGGTGAAATAAAAAATCGTAATGGTAGAATGTATCCAATGCAAACCCTTACTCGTGAAGTTGGAAGATATAACGAAAACTTTGTTGAGAAAGGTAGAGCTCTTGGAGAACTAGGTCATCCAGATGGCCCGACTGTCAATCTTGACAGAGTATCCCATAAAATTGTTTCCCTTAAAGAAAGTGGAAATAACTTTGTAGGAAAAGCAAAGATTCTTAGCACTCCAATGGGTAAGATCGCATCTAATTTATTAGGTGAGGGTGTGAAACTTGGTGTTTCATCAAGAGGTGTAGGGTCTTTAAATAAGACTAACGAAGGATACAGTGTAGTAGGGGAAGATTTTACTCTTGCTACTGCTGCTGATATCGTTGCAGATCCCTCTGCCCCAGATGCTTTCGTAGATGGCATTATGGAAGGAAAGGATTGGGTATGGGATGGTGGCATACTTCGTGAGAGGATTGCAACTAAAACATATAAACGTATCAACACTCTAGTTGATCAAAACAAATTAGACGAAAAAAAATTAAGCGTCTTTGAAGATTTCTTAGCAAATCTTTAAATATATAAATAAAAACAGATTATACAAAGGTAATTCGGAGAGTTCAAATGTCCCGTGGGAAAAATTTACAAGAAATGGAGAACGCCGTAACCAAGGGTGCAAAACCAGCTGAGCCCATGCAAACCATGGCAGGCGTGAGTTATGAAGACCTCGGTGGCCCAACTCCAGAAAATAATTCACCAACAGACGATTCTAATAAATTAAAGGATCCAGCTGGTGAAGGTTCATATGCAGCAAATTTAAAATCAGTAAAAGGTGTTATGTCTAAATCAGAAACCCCTAAAGCTCCAAAAATGGAAGAAGCAGAAACTGAAGAAGAAGTAGTTGCAGAAGACCAAACTTCAGAAGAGGAAGTGGTTGCTGAGGGAGAGGAAGTTACAGAACTTCCCGAAATCACTGATGAAGTGGATATCGATGACGATGTTAATGCACTTCTCGGTGGTCAGGAACTCTCCGAAGAGTTTAGAGAGAAAGCTAAGACAATTTTCGAGGCTGCTCTAAAGTCTAAAGTTACCGAACTTAGAGAAGCCATGGAAGCTCACTACGAAGCAAAGCTTGTAGAAGAGGTCGAAGGCATGAAAGACGAACTCATCGAGCGTGTTGACTCTTACTTAGAGTATGTCGCAGATGAGTGGTTACAAGAAAACGCACTCGAAGTAGAGCGTGGACTTAAATCCGAAATGACTGAATCATTCCTCGAAGGAATGAGAGGTCTATTTGAAGAACATTATGTACACATACCTGAAGATAAATATGATGTCGTTGAGAATATGGTAGACAAACTTGACGAAATGGAATCAAAACTCAACGAGCAGATCGAGAAGAATATAGCTATCACTAAGAGTCTCTCCGAGGCAACAGCTGATGGTATTGTTTCTGAAGTTTCTGAAGGCTTATCAAGTACTCAGAAGGAAAAGCTCGCTTCACTTGCCGAAGGTGTTGAGTTTGAAAGTGAAGAATCTTATAAGGAAAAGCTTGAGACTCTAAAAGAGTCATATTTCAAGACTGCTCCAAAAAGAAGTGACTCGGAAGTGTTAAACGAAAGCGCTGCAACACCAGATGTATCTGGTAGTATGGCGGCA